CCCCGACAATCTCGATATCGAAAGGGTATGAGCCAAATCCAAGCCCGTCCGTGTCCTGCGGTTCAATATCAAACTGGTAGCCATCCTCGGTCTGAACGATGCCGCCCATGGACAGACGTTTCTGGACAAGATACTCCCGGACGCTTTCGCCCCGCTTGACCGTCCAGTAGATTTCGTCAATCCCTTCGACAGGGTTGCCCTCGCTGTCAACGACATCAAAAGCGATGGTTTCGATATCGCCCCGGTGCATCACAATGGTTGCAGCCATGCTGTCACCTCCCATCCATCAGTCTCAGGATCTCCGCGATGATGGCCGCCCGGCGGGCGCGGTTGATCGCGCCGACCGGGGGGATCGTGGCAAGTTTAGAAAGGAGCTGATCAATCATTGGTTATCCCTCCTTAGTTCGTTAAATAGTAATTTAAAAGGCTTCAAGATCGGCATTATTGAGAGCGGAACTGATCTCAATACCATATTAGTCAACGGCATCTATACGTGTACAAGCACTGGCATTGCGGGCTCGCTGGTTAACTGCCCCGCGAGCAGCGCGTTCGCCCTACTCGTTACAAAGAACGAGCGCACATCTTCTCTGCAAATCATTTTCGTGGGAGCAAAAATGTACATCAGACGAGGCTCGTCAAGCGAATGGAGCGACTGGTATGTGTTCACGGGCGAGAAGGTCGTTTGATTAGCTGTCTTCCGTTGTCGCAATCTTCCGCCATGATCCCCAGCCGGTTCCGGTTGAAGAAGATGCCAGACGGTAAAACATATTTCCCGTACCAAACGCGACCTGAACCGCCTGCGTACCTGCTACGGTGCCGGACAGAACCCAAATTGCATAGCACCGTACAGACGGCATGCTTGTATAGGTTCTTCCGGATGGGAGCGAATAAAAGCCCTCCGTTTTCAGGTCGTTAAGGTTTGTTCCGTCCGGCACAGATCCGCCATGGAGAAAACTCGCAAAATTACTATTTAGCGCAGTAACCATATCGTTCAGCGCCTTACCCTGCCGGGCGTCCAGCGCCTTCCCGGCGGCTGTCGTGGTCAGGTTGTTTGCAAGCCCGGAGCTGATCGTCACCACGTCATTCCGCAGCTTATCGATCAGGTTCTCGCCGTACAGCATCTGAGCATAGACCGGAACATCCGTGTCCTCGAAGACCTCCATGCCGTGGTCGCTGACCGCATATTCGCCGTCGAGGCTGATGCTGTTCTCAATCGGGTTGAGATACGCGGCATAAATATAATCCGTGTCCGCGTCATAGGTGCGCCCGTCGTGGATCACCGCCGCGAGATTCTCCGCGGTGTACTCCATCCGTTCGATCCGCTGGTAGGCGATGCCCAGCGTCAGGTTGATCTCGTCCCGGATCGCGCCGACGCTCATCAGACCGTAAGGGTAGAAGTCTGCCATGATTGAGCTGAAGTCAACCGTGCTTTCCGCGTACTGGGCAAAGGATCCCTGATATCCGCTCTGCCAGTCGCTCCACGTCATCCAGATCGCGGTGTTTGAGCTGTTGCCGCCGTTTACGAAGACGTATCCATCCGACGGCACGCTGAAGATCCCGCCGACAGGCGTAATCGCGACGCGGGTGCCGTCCTCCGTCGCGCTGAACTGGAGGCTCGTGTAGGCGCCAGAGATCCCGAAGTTATAATCATCGCTGTACTTCAGAACTCGCGCATAGCCAGCCGTGTGGTTGTACAGGTTCCAGCCGGTCGCCGCGAAGCTCGACGGATTCGCTGCCGTGATGGTGCCGCGGTTCTCCTCGATGTACACGACCGTGATCACATCGCCCGCCGCAGGCGTTCCTTCAACGCTGATGCCGTAGGTCGCCGGATCAACATCCCACGCGTTCGTATAGGTGAAGGTGTACGTGCCGGACGCGCCTGCCGCCGCCTTGAAGGCTGTGTTATTGATCGTGATGTTAATCGGTTCTCCCGCCTCAGATTCGATGGAGTAGGTGATGCTTTCCGGCACCTGACCGGTATGCTCGCACGCGCCGCGGATGACGCCCAGCCACGCGGAGCCCGTCTGGATGTTCGTCAGCCCGCCGGAAGTCCGCTGGATGAATTCGCCCTCCGCCGTCTGGGCGTTCTCGCTGACCAGCTGGCCGGCGTTGTCCACATAGCTAAGGCTGACGTTCCCGGCGCTGTCGGCCATCGTGCCGTTGACGGAGTGCACAGCGGAGGGATCGGCTACAGGAAGCACCGCGCCGGTGCCCAGCTGGACGCCCTCGACGGCATAGCTGCTGTCCGTATTCTCGCCGGAGATCCTCAGCACGTTGTCGCTGACCTGAGCGTTATCCGCCGACGCGCTGGCAATGGCATCCGCCACCGTGACGGATCCTTCCTCCGCCGTCAGCGGGATATCCGCGCCGGTGCGCCCTGCCGCCGCCGCGACGGCTGCCTGCACCGTCCGCGTGTCGGTCGGGCTCATCTCGATATGGGTGCCGTCCACGATGATCTCGCCCTGCAGATCCGCGCTCTGACCGTTGACCTTGATGGTGTTGGCCAGCTCGCTCTTGTCCGCCTTCAGAGCCAGCGCGTCGCCGACGGCTTTGGAGTCCGCCGCCACGCCGCTGATGGTCAGAGTGTCATCGATGGGCACCGTCATGACGGCCGCGTCCTCGACGATTTCCTCGATGGCGTCGTTCAGGTTGTTTACCTCGCTCATGCTGTTTCCCTCCTTTAAATATCCCCGTAGACGTCCGAAATGGTCAGGTTCCCCTGGAAGACAGTCCGCACACAGTCGCCCTCGATCATCCTCGCGTCAGCGGTCAGCGCGTCCACGCACATCCCTTCCGGCGGCGTGCCGTCCCAATAGGGATGGACATTGTACCGGCGTTCGACCTGATAAGTGCCGTTCGGCAGGCTGTCGGTGTCGCTGTTATGGAACTGGATCTCCACGACGCCGTTCCCAAGCCCATCGTCATCGTCCAGCCTGTAGATCCGCTGGATAACGATGTCCCCGGCGGCGTTCCGGATCGTGAACAGCAGCCGGTCATCTGCTGTCCATTCCTCACCGGTCTGCCTGGTTGCGTGAACCTTGTAGGCGCCCGTATCGCCCTGGTGCATCGTCACGTTTCCGGCTTCGTCTACGTTAAACATCGGTCTTTTCCTCCTCTTCCTTCGGTTCCGGGTCAGGATGGTTCCGGATGTAGGCGTGCGCCGCTTCCATCGCGCTGAATGCCGCCAGCAGGATATCCAGATTCGGCCGGGTCGGCTGGATCATCAGCGTCTGCAGGCCCTTGTAGGCCTCGTCAAGCCGGGTCAGAAGTTCGTTCATGTTTGCCTCCTTATGCGTATTGTAGCCTTGCGACGGTGGTGCTTCCGAATTTCACGTCACAGTATTGGCTGTTGTATTTAAGCAGTGTCAGGTTTGGCAGAGTGACGGATCCTGATTTCTGGGTTCCGTTCACCTTAACCTTGCAGGTCAGCGTCAGGGCCTTGTATTGCGCCAGTGTCGTGCTGGTGGTAAAACCGGATATTTCCCAGGTATTCACAGTATCCGCGGGCGGGGTGATGGTGAACGAGGTTCCGTTGATGGCGTATGTTGTGCTGTCGTCGGTTCCCTCATAATACCGAATCTGTCCGTTGTATGTTCTGTTCGTCCATGATCCGCTGGCCTTCACGCCAATGATCGGATCCACGGAAAAGCTCTGAGGGTACGCGGTGACGGTCAGCTGTCCGCTGTTGTTCCACCGATAGCCGATATTCGTGACGGCCCGACTGACAGAGTATGTGAGGCCCGGCACGTCATAGGTGAGCTCGTCGTCTGTTCCTTCGTAGTATTTAACTTTCCCGTTGTACGTGTTTCCGCTCCAGCTCCCATCCAGCACGAGGCCCAGAAGAGGATCCTTGGAATATTTCTGGGGATACGCCGTGACGGCCAAGCGCCCAGCAACTGACTGGCTCCACTTGTACCCGATATCCGTCACGGCCCGGCTAAAATCCACGCTGTCCGTCGTCAGGCTTTTTCCGTCCATCCGGTAGAACTTCAGTGTGTATGTGTCCCCGGACTTGCTGATCTCCACGCCATGATAGGCGCCCTTCAGGCTCGCGTAGCCTTCTTCTCCCAGATCCAGCTGGAAGTTCGGAGCCGTGACGGTGCTGTCCGCCACAATGCCCTGCGTCCACATCTTTTTTTTGACGCTCATGCCGCCGGAAACCGTGGTGAACATACTGCCCAGCGTGGTCTTGGTGCCTTTGATCACCACGTGGTCGGCGTTAATCGCGACGCTTGAGCTGCCGTTATTAATTGATGTGCAGATACTGGCGGCTGTGATCTTTCCGTCCTTGCCGATGGCCTTGACAAACTGGGTGATATTTTTTTCGTGTACATCCACGCCGCTCTGAGCGGTGACCAATCCGTTCTCCGTCGTGGTGACCCGCTGCTCGATGCCGTTACCGTCCACATTCAGCGAGGCCACCCGGCTCCAGTCGACTTTCCCGTCCTTTCCGGTACCGGCGACCGCCTCCGCAACGATCCGGACGTGGTCGGTAGTGTCCTCGATCCAGGCGTGGTCTTCCTCCGCCTTCTTCGCGCCTCTCCGGCTCCCGGAGGAGGAGGAGGACTGCATGCTGTTAATGATCTTAGCGACATCCAGCAGCTCGTTTGCTAAGGTGATCGTCACGCTGTCAGGATTCCCGATCTTGTCGGTATAGCTCAGTTTGACGATCCGCTCCGTGATGGTCGTGTTAAACTCAGGCAGAGGCACCCGGCACACCACGCCCAGCGTCAGCCGGTCGAGAGGCTCGCCGGTTGCCCGGCTCAGGTCGATCCCGCTGATTGTCACCGTGACCGACGGCTCACAATGCCGGTTCAGCCGTTCCTGGGCCCATGCCTTCAGCGCCGCCGCCGTGGTGATGCTGGTGTCCGTAATGACCTTCTCCACGGTTCCGTAGAGCGCCGTGTTCTTAACAAGATAATTGCTTCCACCGATGGTCAGGTTATTCTCACCAATCGGATACACCTTGGTATACATCCGGCTCCGGTCAATCGTCCGGCGGAGGGTGGTGATGTTCCGGTCGCTCCTCAGCTCGCAGGCGACCGCCGGGGTCTGCTTCTTCAGACTCAGCTTGAAGGGATAGACGGTCAGATCGTACGTCCACCAGCAGTCTTCGCACGTGCTGGAGATCGTCTCAATCGCTGAGAAAAGATCGTCCCCGTTGAAGCTGTAGGCGTTGCTGACCTTGCCATAATCGCAGGATCCTAACGTCCATTCCTTGCACTTATTCAGAACGTAACTGAGCGCCTGCGTAGCCGTGCACGAGGTCGCGCCCTTCTTGCCGGAGATCGTCTCCGCGGTGATCTCCCCGAACATCACGGTATCCTTCAGCGCGTTGATCACGTGCTCCAGCTGTACCGTCCTTGTGTTGGTGTCATACTGGGTCTCGATGCTCTTCACGCGCCAGATGATGCCTCTTCCCGGATTGGTTTCATCCTTCAGCCAGTTGCCAACCTGGAGCGCCGGGCACTCCGGCCCAAGGGTCAGCACCGCTGTGCTCCCGCGCTCGCTGAGGCTCAGGCTCATCCGCTCCGGAAGGAAGCGGTTTTTCACCTCTAAGCTCTTACCGTTGAGAAGCGCAATCATACATACCGCCCCCTCAGGTTAATCGTGGCCACGACAGCACGCTGGGCTTTGATCGTGATCTCCTGCTTGCCGGGGCTGATGTACAGGTCATCCGAAGAGGTTTCCGTCCTTTTGCCCATGATGCTGACCGTCTTGTCGCCGATCTTCCGGCACCGGAGATAGAACGTCTGCCAGTTCTGGTAGTGGTCGATCAGGATCTCATCATTGGCTTCCATGCCCAGATCCGTGAATTCAAAGGTGCTTTTTCCCGCCTCGATGGTCAGGGTGTTGATGACCGCGCCGCTCTTGTTGACCACCGTCACGCTCTGCACGACAGTCTCCGTGTTCCCAGGCACGTCCAGGCTCACCGTCCGTTCCTTTCCGCTTTTGGTGGTGATCGTGGTGAGGGTCTGATCCACCCAATATGGCTGGCTGTAGGCGCTGAAGACTATGCTGTATTCCTGATCCAGCTTGAACGCGTCACCGCCTCCGGGAGCGGAGGAACAGAAGCAATAGATCTGCCGGCCTGGCCGGTAGTTCAGCCGGAGCCATGCCGGATTCATCGCCCAGGCATTGATCTTTTCCAGCAGCTCGCTCCGCTCCGCCATCGCGTTCGGCTTGATGGCCAGCTGGAAGCGGACGGTCACCCGCAGGCTGTCCCGCCGTTTTCCGCTGACCCGCGATCCGCTCCCGAAGGCCGCCGTCACCGCGGTGACCTTCTCGCTGACTTCCTCTTCCTCGACGCCTGAGATCAGGATCCGGCTGTCCAGGCTGTCCAGCTGGACGCCTCCAAAGCTCACCCGATGCTTAAGCCTCATGTCATTCCTCCGTTACTGAACTGTAGCCATGTCCCGCGCGATCTGCTCGCTGACATACGGCGCGACGATCCGGCCGACCTTGTACCCGTCAAGCATGACCGACAGCCCGCTCACGCCCTCAGCCGCGCCCTTCTGCACTGCAGTCTGCATCTCGCCGGGCAGGCTGCTGAACCGGTCAATGTCGCTCTTGGAGATCTGCTCGCCCTGCTGCTGTGTCCACCACCAAGCGGGGAGGTCTTCAATGGCCATTCCTCCGTCGTCCATCATGGCGAGGCTGTCGATCAGGTCATACAGCTGACTCAGCCCGGCGGGATCATCTCCGAAGAGCTCCTCAAGCTGTTCCCGCGCTAATTCGCTTCCGCCGATATCCAGCGTTCTCAGGGTGTCCCAGTATTCCTGAGCCGCCTCGATCTGGGCCTCTGTCATCTTCAGCAGAGGTTCATCATCCAGCAGCTCATCCTCGACGATTTCCTCGATGCTCTTCGCCGGCTGGTTATTGTTCCCGCCGATGCCGAACAGCAGGCCAACCGCCTGTTTGCTCAGATCCGTGTTATTGCCGATCTTATCCATCTGATCGCCTACGGTCTTGATGCCTTCAGCTTCCCGGATGGTCTTTTCCAGATCGGATTCTCCGAAGAGATTTGACGGAAGAAGTCTCGAAAGATTCCATGTAAGGTTCGATACGAACAGATTCAAACCGGCCGCCTTTACGAAATCCAGAAAACCGCCTCCGGCGTTTCCGGGAGTTGTCACCACTTTAGGAGTAGTGTTTTGCGTGGAGGGCGTGGAGGGCGTCGTTCCGCCTTTCCCTCCGCCGAACAGCGTCTCCGTGATCGGATTCCGCTTAATCGTCAGGATGTGCGCGGCGAAGCTCGAAATATTTGCCACGGCGGCAGCCACCTTTCCGGCGGCCCAGACGCCGATCAGCGCCTCGAATCCAGCCTTGACCGCGCCCCAGTTTTTTTCATCGGCGAACCACTTCAGGGCGTCGGTGATCTTTTCGAGCACATTGCCCAGCGCCCGCGCGGTCGAATCGTCGCTCCCTTTGAGCTCCTCCGCGAGGTCATCGAGCATTTTCAGCCCTTCCTGCAGGGCATCCCTCAGGTTCGTGAAGATCTCGACGATGTTTTCCTTGACCTTTTCCAGCGCGGCCTGCTTGTCCTCCTCGCTTTCCGCGTTCAGGTACTCGTTGAAGGCGTCGAGGATCGCGTCGATATTCCCGGATACGTTCATGAAAACATCGCCCCAGAGTTTAATCCGGGTAATGTCTTTCAACCGTTCCCATTTTTCCTGGATCTTATTGATCGTGTCGTAGAGGTCGCTCATCCGATTGATGTCGTCTGCCGAAGGCCCGAAGCCGCCCTTCTCCGCGTCGAATTCGTCCAGGCTGTCCTTCACGGTCTGCCAGTCATTGGCAAGGTCGAACATCTTCGTGGCGCCCTTGCCAAAGATCTCGAAACCGGCGGAGTTCCTGCTGAGAGTGTCCATCTGGCTCAGGGCGTCCATGACGGCCATGGCGTACTCCCAGCGGTCGGAGTATTCGGCTCCGCTGACGCCGGTCAGGGAGGCGATCTTCTTCTCATCGACAGAGTTGATCTTGGTGACCAGCTGGTTCAGATCCTCCAGGGATCCACTCACGTTGCTAACCGCGCCGGAATACTTCTGAATGGTGTTGACATCTGTGTTCCAGTAGCCCGCCAAATCCACGACATTGTTATACTTGGCGGCCATGGCGGTCATCTCTTCGATCACCACGGACACAGCTTCCCGGATGCTGCTGACCGTATTGCTGAACAGGTTTTCCAGCGTGCTGGAAACAGCTTCGCCCGCGTCGCCGATCTTGCTCAGGCTGTCCGCGAGGCTGTTCGTCGCCACCGCGCTCAGGGCTGCGCTGTCCTCGATGCCCTTCAGTTCGTCGCCGGTGTCGGCCAGGCTGTTCTTCATGTTCGCCAGGGCCGTCCGGGCGTCATTCAGCTTCTGCTCCCATTTGGCGATAGCGTCCTCGTTATCGCCGTATTTCTCCCGGACTTCCTCCAGGGCGTCCCGGTAGGTCTTGACGATCCGCTCCTGCTCTTTGATCTGCTTCTGCAGGCTTTTGACGCGGGCCTCGTTCTTCTGCTGGGCCGTGGCGTTATTGCCCATTTCGGCAGTCTCGGCCTTCAGCTCGCTTCTCAGGGTGCGGAGGTTCCGCTGGGCCTCCCTCAGCGCCGCCCGGTATTCCTTCTCACCGTCCAGAACGATTTTCTGCCGGATGTCGTTATTCGCCACGTTCTCAGCTCCCTCTTTATGTGCCCATCAGCTTCCGGGGCAACTTCAGACCGGCCATCCTGCCGTCATAGGTCGCCCGGATCTTGAACATATCCATAATGAATCCCGGCAGCATCCGCCGGGCATCCTCAACCCGAATCCCGGCCACGAGCGCGTATCCGTAATATTCCCGAACCCGCGTCCCGCGCCGGTCTTTCAGTTTTTTCTCTCAATCTCTTCCAGGTAGACGTCGTGCACCTCGTCATCCGCGGCGCCTCCGCCGGTGGTCTCGCTCTTGCCGGCTTCCTGGATCGCTTCCTGGACTGCCTTCGCCACGCTGGCAAAGTCCTCCATGCTCGCGTGCTTAATCTCGTCCCCGGTGACGGTCTCCTTCTCGCCCTTCCAGCTCAGCCAGCTGTTGGCCATCACCCGGAAAAGCGTCCGGGTGGCTTTCACCTGGGCACCGTTCTGCATCTCCGCGAAGGCTTCCTTCACGGATCCGAATTCGTCCTCGATCTGTTCCATCGCGTACAGATCCATGCGGAGGTTGTATTCCTTCCCGCCGATTGTAACCTTAGCCATGTGTCTGTCTCCTTTCAGAATGCAAAAAAGCCGGAGCGGAGGATCCTTCCCTCCGCCCCGTGATTGATGAATGATCAGCTGATGCCGGCCTTGCTGTTCAGCCAGGTGCGAACCGCCGCCTCGGTGGTGTCGGTGTCGGTGTAGTAGAACTGCACGCTGCCGGAAGCCGCCACCTGTACGCCCAGGATCTCGCCGGTGAGCGTGTCGGTGGAGAACTCAGTGGATTCGCCCTTCGTCCGGGCGTTGTCGTTCTCCTGTCCGAACTGAACCTTCGGGAACCAGTAGCCCTTATAGGACTTCGTACCGCCCGCGATCTCGCAGACGATGTAGCCGAAGCCCACATAGGGCGCCTCATCCTCGGTGACGGTCAGCTGCTTGCTGGCAACCGTGTAGCCCAGCAGAGCCGTCTTCACGTTGTCCGGGAGCTTCGCCAGCTCCAGGCTGATCTGGCCGCCGGTCATGCCGTTGGCCCGCTCGACCACGTGGTTGTCGGCACTCAGTTTGACATCGTCCCGCGTGAGCGTCACGTCCGCGCTGATCAGCATATCGGCCACGGTCGCGCCGCCGGTGTACGTGCAGGCGCTTCCGCTTCCGCCGCCGCTCAGGGTGGCGTAGGTGAGGCCCTTAAGACCGATTCTTGCCATTGTCTTAACCTCCTGTTACTTGTTAATCTCTTGGATTAGCCGGTCGCTGGCTGCCTGCATGGCAGCCGCCACAACCGTCTGCATTTTGTTTTTGTTGCCCGTGATGAACTTGTCGCCGGATTTCCTGCCCTTCTTCTTACCGCGGCCGTAGTTCGTGACAAAAGCCTTCACAGCATTGGAGACGCCCCGCCGGTCACTGCCCTGCGGATAGACCTCCACCCAGGCGGAATTCAGATCCTCGTGGTATTT